TGTTTCTTCTTTATTGCTCATACTAAACTACCTTTATAAGGACTGTTCAACCACTTTGCATAGGTCTCGGCTTGGTCACTAATTTTAGTCAACTCATACTTACCACAGAATTTCATAAAGTGAATTCCAACTTGCGGAGTTGTAGTTACACGAACACTTTCCTTAATCCTTGCATCCACTAAGTCTTTAATCTCTTGCGGTTGTGCCGTCAAGTCAATCAATACACGGTTACGCTCATAATCGTCCTTAACACGATGCTCGACCTCATTGTGGTCAGACCAGCGTTGCAACATTAGATTGTTCCAATTAAAGCCCTGCTTATGCCTATCAGCATACGCTTCAGTTAGTCCAACTTTGTTCTTAGTACCTTTCTCACGTACCCCGGGATAAGCACTGAACACATTGTCAGAACTATCACCACGCATACACTTCATAAAAAGATGCCATTGTGGGTCACCTAACAGTTTGGGTTCTTTAGTTTTCTTATCTACAACTAGTCTACCCTTTTCATCATGGTATCCTTCAAGGGTGATGAATTGATTTGTGATACCGTTGTATTGGTGCACGTTGTCACTAATAAGTTGAATGTAATCAGTATCAGAACTAATAATGTAATGCGTGTCATTTGGGTGTAAGTGAATAAAACGGGCAATCATATCGTCAGCTTCAGCCCGTTCGTGCCTGAGTACTGATACGTTTGTTTTTTCTTTTAGAAATGTAGTGAACTTTTCATACGTGTCCCAGAACATTTCATTTTCTTCTTTCTCAGCTTCAGTCTGTGCTAGTGCATCTACTACCCTATTTTTCTTATAGGGCTCATAATGATCCTTACGCCAGCTACGGCCCTCTAAGCAGAATACAACGTGATCGGCCCCAAACTTGCGTACAACTTGATTGACTGATGCAAGTGTAAGATGTAGTGCCATTCCAATCTTCTCCCAAGTGTCACTATTGCGTGAAGCAATGTGTCGTGCCCGAAAAAAGGTATTCGCAGTATCAATTAAAATATATTTCATAACTCTATTATACACTACTACTTAGATGTTGTCAAGCAACTTCAAAAAGATTTTGAAATGCGGCGTTACTAATGTGTGCACCTTTATATGCTTTGGTTTTAGAGGGATCTGCGTAATTCAACGCAGGTAGCTTACCATACTTAATTTTGTGTTGCATTGCCAATTCACCCTCAGTCCAAGCAGTAGCTATCCACTCTTGTTCTAGTAGCATATCAGAGTTAGCCATTCTAGCAGATACATCCCATACTGCAATTTCAATATCATTTTTACTGAAGGTGCTTGGTACTTTATTGTTTGCAATAAGATCAGATTGAATGTTTAACCAAAAGTCTAAACCATTAGATGTTTTTGGTTGTGAGCCCTGCCAACCTGGAAGCCAAGACATTTGTCTAACAAGTCGTTCTCCTACCTGATGTTCCCGATCAGTCAATGTTGGGCAACTCATACCAACCTTAATGAACTCATAATCAAGTAAAGATGGTTTTCTAAGCATACCATATGCGTATGACCTAGTGATATCTTGTTGCCTCATAATCTCATAAATGTCTTTGGAATTTTCTATGTTATTACAAAAAATTACAAAGTCGGGAGATAGTAAATCAATATTTTTAACTGCCATGTCAAATTATCCTATAACAAAACACAATTATATACTACTATTTAGAAAATGTCAAGCCTTCAGATATTGATCTGGGTTAATATTGAGTTCCTTGACTGTAATCTTACGATGATGTTCCAAATTATTGAAGGGCAAGAAATCATCTTTCAACATTTTGATAGGAAACCCTTGCTGGTCAATAGTGTCCGTAACAAGGGTAACCATTTCATCTACAGTCATCTTAGCTTTCGGGCTAACCCATTCAACAGGTTCTCCGTAAATTTTGTGACATTGACTAGCAACACGTTGTTTGATAATAGATTCCAATGCCTTAATGTGCATTGTTTGTCCATAAAACAAATAACAAAATTCTTGCTCAACGCCGGTATGGTCACTGTATTGTTTGGATCGTTTCTTGGGGTTGATAGTAATACCATACCCCACCAGTTGTACAAATTCATCACCATATTTAATATAATGAGCCGTAACAATGATGTATAAGAAACATCCAGTCATAGCTTCAGTGCTTTCTTAACTGGTGCGGGTAGGTACTTAGTTAAGTCACCGGCTTTAGTATTGTCATACAAATCTACAATTTCAGGCAGTTGATGAGTACCACCTAAATTACGATACATTTTCATCAACAATACAAATGATGCTTGCGCTTCAACCGACGCTTCATCAACACTCACGTCCCAAGTCTTAGCATACCAGCGTTTGAAAGTGTTTGCACTTTCGCTACTCAGCATTTCAGGAGTACTGAAACACGTTTGAATAACTGCGTGGAAAGGATCTAAAAATTCTTTTTCAAAGTTGTTAGAATAAACATCAGCTTTCATTTTAACTTTGAAGTATTCGTACATAAAACCATATAAGTCAATTTCCATACCATGAAGCTCGATATTAGGCCAGTACTTAGCGTGAGTTCGCAAAATGAATTCCCAGTGTAGTGGCTTACCTTTGTACTTACGCATTGCACTAACGTGCGAAATAGACTTAGGGTGACCTCGATTCTCATCCTCATCACCTGACAAGGGTTCAAATCCATTATCTTCACAAATCTGTTGCAATTCGTGCGCTTCCTTGTACTCTGTATCTGTGTTTCCGTCAACACGATAAGACAATACCTCAATCTTGTGGTGATCGTAAGGACCAATTGGTTTAGAGTATTTCCCATTAAACACATCAAATTGCTGTCTTGCAAATGAACGGTCATTCGTTTCGATATATGTAAAGGGTACTTCTAGTTCTTGCCATTCACCTTCATAACCATCCCACAATCCATGATATGCAATTGCGGCTTCTAGCACCACTGTATGTTGTGCGTTAGTTGAATGAAATCTCCACTTGCCAATTTCTTTAGTCCCTTGTATAGCAGACATAAATTGAACACGGAAACGATTTAAGTTAGCAATCTTTACAATATGCTTGACGTCCAAGTCACGTTGAATATCGTCATCAATAAAGATATCTTTTAGTTTAACCATTGCAAATTTCAAACGTAAACTACGGTCATACTTAGTACCCTTCTTAATAAGGGCGGCAATGTGTTTATGCCACGATCCATTGCTAGGATCAAATAGTTGAGTCAATCGATCTTCAATACTTGCTTCATTGTACTCACCCTTTTTTCGTTTCAAACGATGTACAATTTGACGCAACATTTTAACCGCTTTAGGCTTTGTAAAAACAAAAGGGAATATGTTATACGTAGTAGCTTCTGCGGCATTAACAATTTTTTTAAATTTAATCTCATTTTTTGAGAGTTTAGACGTTGCCATTAATATCACTCCTGTGATTTAAGTTGATAAGTCTCTATTGTATAGCCAAACTGATTTATTGTCAACCTTTAGCTTACCTCAGTACGGCCATCACCTAAGTTTTTAGTACGGACCACTCGTAAGTCACGGTTTGTAGGATCAGCCTGTTGTTGCTCATAGACCTCGAGTGCAATATTTCTACATACTGTCTGGAACCAACGATCCACCAACACATTGTCTGTGTCACTATCTTTTTGTTTGTAACCTGCACGAATCAAATTCAAAATGAACTTCTCATTCCAATCTAATTCAAATGCACCATTGTTAACGTCATTAGGATCAAGTTCCATACTCAGTATATTGATGTACGGCTCACCCGCTGCCGTTGCTTTTTCTTTAGCAGTAAGTTCGGGTGCAACTTTCTTTTCTTTAACCTTTTTAGGTTCAGGTTCAGATTTAACTTCTGGCTTCTTAAATAAATTCTTTATTTTTTCAAACATTTGTATCTTTCGTATAGTTTAAAACTGGCAAGATTCTTTGCCTTTGATTCACACATCATATCAAATTTATCAATGAATGTCAATGCCCAATCATTCACTGCTTCGTTCCAATAGTAATCACTATGTGCCCGAAGTTTCTGTTTACTGTATCCCGCTTCAATCAACGCACCATGGTCGGGTAACTGTGATCCGGAATGACCGACGAGTACATCTTCGCGGCTAACACTGTAATGGAGAGTAGGGCGAACACCGCGCCAACTATCAATAACCTTTTTAACAAGGTCACTATTACTGTCAATATAAGTTCCTTCTCTAATCCAATTGTGATGAATGTCCATGACCGTAGGTACGAGGTCAGATAATGATAAGCAGTCTGCAAGTCCATGTGTGTATTCCTCATTTTCTAGTGTAAGTGTGTTTCTCGCTTCTGGCGACAATCTGTTGTATACATCTCTAATGCCTTGTGGGCCTCTACGTCCTGAGATATGTACATTGATTTTCATATCTTGAAACTTTTGCCCATAACCCATCCATCGAGCCATATCACAATGATATTCAAATTCTTCTATACTCTTATTTACTACTTCTTCACGGTCACTTGCTAAAACTACAAATTGGTCAGGGTGAAAGCTAAGACGAACATCGTTAGCCCTAGCAGTCTCACCAATTGGTGCCATCCAACGTTCTAAACTATTCTGTACATCTGTACTATGCCAAAATTCTTTGTAGCCATCCATAGTATAAAAACTAAACATATCACTAGTCAATCGCAACATACGTAGTTCGGGTTCGAGTGTAGCTACTTTTTTAACTAGTGCGTGAGTATTCATAATGTTACGTTTAGCAACATCCATAATCTTTTCTTCTACTACATCACGACTGTTACGCTTTGCCCACGCTTGTGTAGTACCGCCTGTGTTAAGGCCCTCGGCTGAAACAATTTCACCTTTGTGATTGATTTCTGCCCATTTACAAGCAAAACCGATACGTTTAATGTTAGTGTCAAAAGAGTGCATAGAAGTCCAAAGTGATAAATAATAAGATACAGTGTAACATATTTACGCAATAAAGTCAACTATTTACGGATACCATTATGAGAATAACTGAAATTATTACCGAAGCCGCAAACCCAGCACAACAAGCCGCTATTGCTATTAGTATGAAAAAGGCTGGTAAAAAGCCAAAGAGTGAGGCGGTTGATGAAGCAGATATGAGCCGCAGGGGATTCTTAAAAGGTATGGGTGCGGCAGCATTAGCAGGTGCGGCAGGTAGCGCCATGGCACAATCACAGCCGCCTATGGCCGGGCTACCCGATGTAGAAAATGTTGATCTACACAAAATGATTATCACATTGGACGGACAAGAGTATCCACTGATCAAGCTGTCCCCAACAGACATTAGACCTCGAGGTGGCCGACAGGTGAAGATTGCTTGTGCTCAGATGGGCGAACGTTGCCTGGGACATTATGATGCTATACTTGCAAGTGGTAGAGTGTTTGTGTTACCTAAAGGATCCGGATTATCTGAGGATTGGAACAAAGCCAACAGGAAAGACAAAACATCCGGTATGAGCCGTAAGGCAGTAAAAGCATATCGTAGAGAAAATCCAGGCAGCAAATTACAAACAGCAGTTACTACTAAACCTAGTAAATTAAAGCCTGGCTCAAAAGCTGCCAAACGCCGCAAGAGTTTTTGTGCTCGTATGAGTGGTAACAAAGGTCCTATGAAAAAGCCTAATGGTAAACCTACTCCAAAAGCATTGGCACTACGTAGATGGAACTGCGAGAGTGTAGAACAAATGGAAGAATTAGTAATGCTAGCTGAACAATATATTAGAAACCTTAAGAAATAACGTGAGAGCAAACGAATTCATTAGTGAAGCTATTAACCGTAGAGACTTACTTAAAGGTGTAGCAGGTGCCGCCGCATTAGGTGCTACTGGTTTAGCTAAAGCAGGTGAATATCAAGATTTAGAAACTATAAAAAAAGAACCTGACGTTTGGATGCCTAGATTTGAACAACTGCAACAACGCAGTAATGGTATGCTGGGTAAGTTAATGCGAGCCGCCGGACCAGAATGGGCACAAAGACTAAAGGGTACAAAAGTTATTGT